AACAGAGACATTTGCATCATCTGCTATAGGGGCTGAAGCTAAAGGATAAAAACCTAGCATTTAAGCACCTACTTAAGTCAAGTTAGCAGCAGGCAGTGTTACGTACCATGTAGTACCATTATCTGGCGAAAAGAAGAACCAGATGTCCGTTGCATTAGCGTCTGTAGTTCGACTGACAGAGCCTCCGGGGTATTTAAACGTACCACCGGCAAACGCCACGGTACGGCCCGCAGTTGCGTCATTAGTAAGCACCAAGGTAAACGAAGTTGCCCTGTTTGCCGTGCTGTTTGGGGTCGCTAGAGTAAATGTACAGTTACCGGTTAGCGTGGCCGTAAATACGTTACCGTTGCTACATGTAATCGTTTGCGCCGTTCCGGTGCTACCTAAGGCAGTTACTTCGTCAGAAAAGGCGCCAGAGAAGAAGCTACTAGAGTCGTAGTTGATCTTACCTACGCCACTACCGTCGGCTAAAGCGTCTGCTTGTAAAGTGCCGTTAACGTCTGCGCCTGTGGTGGTCGTGACCAGTCGAGCCGTGCCGTCATAATATAACTCTGTTGTGCCATTTAAGGTGTGTTTAAGCCCCCAATGGTTATTAACGTCGTCGTAAAGACCCATAGCTGACGCATTATCGTGCATAAACAAAACACGACCACCGATGCTATAGCCTTCCCAACCACTGTGAGCGCCGCCGTCAATCTGAACAGAGCCGTATGTACCTGTAACAGGTTGGAAGTATCCGTTGCCTGTATCGCCTAGACGCACACCCGTGGTGTTAACGGTTATCTCGGAGCTGCCGCCCGTTTGAAGGGTAATAGTGTTCGTGCCAAATAAAAGCCGAGTATCGGTGTCGCCTTCGTGGTAGAGATTGTCTGCAAGGTAGATGTTGTTTACGCCGTTGATGTTTGCGTTAACATCTAAATCACCTGTCAACGTACCGCCAGTTAAAGGCAGTTTGGTCGCGTCAGCTACAGTAATATTGGCAGACCCGTTGAACGAAACGCCGTTAATTGTGCGGGCTGTTTGTAGGGTTGTGGCAGTGGTTGCGTTACCAGATAGAGCACCGGAGAATGTAGTGGCATTTACTGTTCCGTTTACATTAAGCTGACCTGCTGTTGGTGCAGTAGTATCTGCCTCTCCATAGCCTAAGCGCATACCGTTGGCTACAGTGAGTAGACCGTTAGTAGTGAGCGACATTGCGCCTTGAGCGTTTGTGTGAGTACTATCGCCCCACCAATAACCACGAGTGTCTGTGTTACTCATTTGGAAGGTCATAGCGTAATCGTTAAGACCACCATAGGTATAAGTTGTTCCCATACCTATACCGTAGGTATTATTAGTCCAAACAGATATTTTGCCTCTTGTTTGACTTGATCCTGTGAGGATCGCATTAACGTCAATCGTTGTTCCAGTTAGCGTTCCTGTCAACGTACCGCCAGTTAAAGGCAGTTTGGTTGCGTCAGCTACGGTGATGTTTGCCGAGCCGTTAAAAGAGACGCCGTTGATTGTTCTAGCTGTTTGCAGAGTTGTAGCTGTTGAAGCATTACCACTAAGAGCCGCAGTTATAGTGCCCGCAGAGAAGTTACCAGAAGCATCTCGTGCTACGACCTTGCTTGCTGTGTTTGCAGATGTTGCATCGACGTTTACAGTTACCGTACCAGAAGTACCGCCGCCTGTGATGTAACTACCCGCAGTAACGCCCGTGATGTCGCCTACGTTAGAGGTCCACCCTGCATCGTTATTAAACCCTGTCAGGTCTATATTGGCTTTGGTTAGCTTCCTCTGTACACCGACGGTATCGACAACTACAAAATAATCGCCGTCTCCATTGGTAGTGGAGGTTGTCAGCTCGTTCAGGTTCAGAGTAATGGTTGGGGTTGCCCCCTCGCTTGAAGCGCTTCCGTCTAGGCCCGCACCAGTTGCAATAGTCGCAACGTAGTTACCAGTGGTGTCTGTACCCAAAGCAACAGAGTTAGCCGCGATAGTCGCCGCTATGCTTACATTACCCGTGCCGTCAAAACTACCCGAAGTGCCTGTGACATCACCGGTTAGACTGATTGTCCTGCCTGTAGCCAAAGCAGTAGCGGTAGCGGCATTTCCCGAGGTATTTTGATTACCTGTGGTATTAACACCGGGCAAGTTAATGTTGGCTGTGCCGTCAAAACTAACCCCACCTATGGTACGAGCAGTTTGAAGGGCGGTTGCCGTTGCAGCATTACCTGTGGTGGAACTTGAAGTTGTAGCGTTACCCGACAAAGCAGCCGTAATCGTACCCGCACTAAAGTTACCAGAGGCATCCCTAGCGACTAGTGTAGAGGCAGTGTTGGCTGTATCGCTTTGCAGGTCTTCTGCGGCAGCAGTGACAAAAATAGTCGCACTACCAGAAAGGTTAAGCAAAGACCCCGTGCTACTCTCGTCAAGCGTACGGGAAAGCGTCGTACCCGACGCCGTATAAGTGCCCGTGCCTATTTCCCACGCAGTACCGTCTTCTATGGTGTACCGGACAACATCAGCATCAGATACGCCTGAAGCAGCAAAAGTCTGAAACCCTGCTATCGCAGAGCCAAGCGTAACTGTCCCTGTCCCCGTCGTAGCGGTGGACATTTTAGCTCTATTTACTAAAGTCACCATAGCTAGGGTCTCGCGGTTTAGGCAATACGGATAATAGCGTTACTTGCATCAGCAGCAGGGAAGACAATAGTAAAGTCGCCCGCAGTTGAAGTCTTGTCAGAGCCAAAATCCAGAACCGCAACAGCAGGGTTAGTGCCGCCGTCAGCCAAGTAAATCAAAGCGCCACGAGCAGTAATAGTCGCTGAAGACCATGTAGTGTCCGCAAAGTCTAAGAACGCTGTAGTGCCACTTGAAGCAGGGTTCGCTGAGATAGTCAGCGTGTTTCCACCTGCACTATAGCCGGTGCCTGAGACTTCGTTAGTTGCGCTGTATGCCGTAGTAGTAGCATCCAGTGTAGCCGCTGAAGTGAACAGAGCGATCTTGAATGTCTGTGATGTGCCGCTGCTGAAGTCAAAAGTGCCATCAAGCACGCCGACTTTGAACGATGTAACCATAGCTTGTGTGATAGCCATTTTTCTTTCCTCTTAAAATATTACGGGCCGGGTGATTCCGATTTGATAGGCAACCTGATCATGCCATCTCTAAACTCGTCACGACGACGGCGACCTTGCTGCTCAATGCCGAGACCTTGTATGGCCTGCTTATAGCTGTTTTCAAAATACTGCAGCATTTCAAGCGGGCCCTTCGTGTAGCTATATGCCTGTATGAGGCACGCATATAAAAGCGCTTCTGGGGCGTCAGTGCTAACCCAAGTAGTTGGATTAGAGGAAGACAACTGTTGCGGCTTATATATGTATCCTAACTGAACTTCGTAGTTAGCGTCCGGTGTCGGCGCTATATAAAATGTATTCTGATTCCATACGGAGTAATACTTTGGAGTCCCTGTCACCGTAGAATCAGGCCAGTACTCTTTCATGAAAGAGGTGTCCCTGAACTCTAAAAAGGTCTGATCTCCGTTAAACGTCGCCATTATGTAGCGATGAGTGAGTATATCGCTAGGGGCTACTAAGAACCTATTGCCAGAAGTCATGTTGGCAGTGGCTTCAACCTTAAAAACATCCAGATCGATATCCCGCATGATGCGGTTTTCCGCCATCAAAATAAACGTGTCTATGACCGAGTTGGAAAAGACATTGCTGTCTACCTCGGTGTAGTTACGTATATTTGTTACTAACTCATCATAAGTCATGTAGTCACCACCGTAACCGTTCCCAGTGTACCTATGCCTTCAACTGCAATTGCAGGAGGAGCAGGCTGCATTGATCCCGGCACTGTCTCAAAGGGTGTATCTCCGCCAGTGTTATTAACATAAACATCTAGTGGTTCTGTTCTGTCAGGACGAGGGTCCTGTAGAGCTATCGCATCACCTCGGTACTTTAACGGGGTTAACTGTGGCTCTTTTGGCTCATAGTCCTCAGGGCAAACCATAAACCCTTTCCAGTTCTTTTTCAGAGACTGGTAAGGATAACGCTGCCCACAATAGTCACAAAGGGCGTAAGAATACTTACCCGTTGCATGAGCCATTTTAGTACCCTACGTCGGGAAGAAAGTACGTGCTTGCCGTATCTCTGTCTTCCTGTGCCGCTCGAGTAAAGTCCTGCTCGTACATCTGCTGCAGGGCGCCCGTGCGGTCTGGGGCATACTTTAAAGACAGCATATAGGCCAATCCCGATGCCAAGCAGGGCAGAAATCGGAAGTTAACATCCGTTGTGTTGGTGTAGTTTCCGGCGTCTTCCATGCGGCGTATACGGTAGTAAACCAACGTATACGCCTTGTCTGCTGCAGGATACAAATAAGCTTTGGGCGTATTTGTACGCTCAATGTATATCTGAGACGGTCTTGCCTGCGTAAGTTTGTCGGGGACGTTAAGATACTCCTCCCGTCCAATACGCTCGATGTTTATGTCCTGCTGCTGTCCATTAGTTGTTTGACGGATAACTGCAGTCAAAACATTTACCGTATCTGTTGGCAGGGATATCTCAGCGTCGCCTTGAACCAAAGCATAAGTAGCTTGCTCTATGGTCCAAAGGTTAAGGCCTCGGTTAGCCCAGTCCAAGAACAACAGGTTTAACGACCGACGAGCCGAGTTAAGCTGATAGCCTGCAGTCATCTGCATGCCACAACGCTCGAACGCCTCTTCTACGAGGTCGTCAATCGAAAGGTTAAAGTCTGTT